AAATGATCATCGTATCCCGAACGCTTGGCGGATGCCGGCGAGTTTGCTTAGACTGCACGAAGAAGAATAAAAGAAAGAGTCGATTACTCTACTTCAAATCAGATGCAGGTCGCCGCAATAGACGCATAGCCAAGGCAAGGCGCAGGGCAATAGAGCGCGGAGTTGCTGCCGATAAGATTGATCCGATTGCAGTCTTCGATCGGGATAAGTGGAAGTGCAAGCTATGCGGCACCCATACTCCACGCAGGCTGCGCGGCACGTATGAACCTAATGCACCCGAGCTGGACCATGTTGTGCCGATATCTTTGGGCGGCGCCCACATATGGAGCAACGTGCAGTGCTCATGCCGCAAGTGCAATGGCGATAAAGGCGCGACGATTAAGGGCCAATTGGCGCTGGCGCTGTGCGCATGACCCCAGGCGGGGACCTTCAAAGCTTTTTCTGATCCAAGTTGACACCGTGTCCGTCACTTCTTTTCAGCTATTTCGTAACAATTTCTGTGGTAAATAAGCAACGCAATGTCTCGTAAAAGCACAGAATCTCTAAGCGTTGCCACGGTTTCGGCACTGCCTTCAAGGCTTGAGCCGCCCGAATCTCTGACAACTAAATAGATCGAGCTATGGCGCGCGACGGTCGCGACTAAGCCGGTGGATTGGTTTGCCGCAGATAGCGCGCCATTACTGATGGAATACGTGCGGGCTGTTGCTATGTGCGATGCACTTGCAGTCAAGATTGATTTGGCATGCACTGGTAAAGCGGTAGAGGAAGGCATGATGCTAAAAAACCTTCTCGATATGCGCGATAAGGAATCAAAGCGCGTCGCGAGCCTGGCCACGAAGCTGCGGCTGACGAATCAGAGCCGGTACACGCCGCAGGCAGCGGCCACGGCAAACAAGCGCTCGGCGCAGGGTGGTAAGTTGTGGCAGTTCGGAAACGGTAGCTAACACGCGCGCAGCGAAACATTGCGTGGATCGAAACGTTTTGCCGTATTCCCGAGGGAAAGGATGTTGGCAAGCCGGTCAAGCTGAGGGATTGGCAGTAGCGCGAATTGATTCGGCTCTACGATTCTCCGACGCGGACATTCATTCTTTCGTTTGGCCGCAAGAATGGTAAGACCGCCCTGATTGCCTTCATCGTGCTCTTGCATACTTGCGGACCGGAAGCAGTAGGGAATTCGGAAGTGGTATCTGGCGCCCGCTCGCGCGACCAGGCGTCGATGGTCTTCCGATATGCGAGCAAATGCGCCCGCCTATCGCCCGATATTTCGCAAGCGGTTGTGATTAAAGATACAGCCAAGGAAATCGTCTGTCCTGAACTTGGAACGACGTATAAGGCGCTGAGTGCTGATGCGGCAACGAATGTGGGCCGCTCGCCAGCTCTGGCGATCCACGACGAATTAGGCTAGGTCCGCGGCCCTCGCGATGATTTCTTCGAGGCGATTGATACTGCGCAGGGCGCGCATGAACATCCGCTATCAATCATCATCTCGACTCAGGCCGCAAAGGATGGCGATCTGCTCTCAGTAATGATCGATGATGCACTGAAAGGCGCGGACCAGATGATTAAGGTGGCGCTCTATACTGCTCCACAAGACCTTGATCCGTTCAGCGATAAGGCGATCAGGGCGGCAAACCCGGCGTTCGGCGATTTTCTGAACGCAGACGAATGCAGGCGGCTGGCGGAAAGCGCGAGGCGCATGCCTTCGAGAGAGTCGGCGTATCGAAATCTCATCCTAAACCAAAGGGTGAATATGAGCGATCCGTTTGTGACGCGCTCGGTTTGGGAAGCGAATAGCGCTGAGCCGGATTTCAGCGTTGTACAGGAATGCTATATCGGCGTTGACCTATCTGCGCGCAATGACTTGACGGCAGTGGTCGTGGTGGGGCGCGATGGTGCTGGATTATTCCATGTGTTGCCCTATTTCTTCGCCCCCAAGGTCGGCGTCGAGGAACGCAGCCAGCGTGATCGAGAGCCTTATGATGTTTGGGCGCGAGAGGGAAAGATCACGCTGACTCCTGGTGCATCGGTTGACTATGCCTATGTTGCCTAGCAGCTAATTGAATTATGCGATTCATTCGATGTGCGTGCGATACCGTTTGACCGCTGGCGCATGGATGTACTGAAAAACGAGCTGTCACGGCTCAGCGCCGAATTGCCGCTTGTGCCGTTCGGTCAGGGATTTAAGGATATGACGCCCGCGCTGGATCAGCTTGAATCGCTGCTGCTGGACGGCAAGATCAGGCATGGCGGCAATCCGGTGCTCGATATGTGCGCGGAGAATGCCGTAGCAACTCGCGATCCTGCCGGCAATCGCAAGCTGGACAAATCTAAAGCAACAGGCCGAATTGACGGACTTGTTGCGCTCGCAATGGCTATCGGCGCGGCGAACACACAAGCGCCGGCCAAGCCTCCCGAATACCAAATGATGATTCTGTGAAGGAATAAACGATGTCAGACAACAAACGCGCCTATTCGGTTTTTTAGGTCAAATCGATCGATGCCGCGAAGCGCACGTTTACGGGCTTGGCGACTACGCCAGCCGTTGACCGGGTTGGCGATACGATCGACCCGCTCGGCGCAACGTTTCAAAATCCGGTAGTGCTGCTGCATCAGCACGAGCACGATGAGCCGATCGGCTAGGCCGTCTTCGGCAAGGCGACAAAAAATGGACTCCCGTTCACCGCGACGATCCCGCAGTCTGATGGATTGCCTGATTGTGAACTTAAAGACCGGCTGGATACGGCGTGGGGCGAAATCGAGTTGGGTATCGTGCGCGCCGTGAGCATCGGATTCCGTCCGTTGAAATATGCGTTCAACGATAATGGCGGCGTCGAATATCAAGAGATCGAGGTCTACGAGCTTAGCCCTGTCTCAGTTCCGTGCAACTAGGAAGCGGTCATAACGTCCGTCAAGTCGATGGGCAAGGCGCTGCCTCGCGAGGTCGTGGACAAGATCAAGGAATTCGATAGCGCTCCGGCACGAGTCCAGAAACGCATCAAGCATGCAATCCCATTGGTGGCAGCGGTACGAATTCCGAAGGGCGCGGTTTCGCTCAAAGCAAAATGAGACTTCGGAACGATCGCGGACATATTCATAGTCCAGATGATCTTCGAGGGCTGCGAAAAGTTTTTCTGAACGGCAAACAGATTGACCATGTTCTCTTTGCGGATACGCGAAATGGCAAGGTTTGCATGACGGATAACCCGCCGAAGGTAGACAAGTACCGAAAGCGAATAATCCGGCGAACGAAATACGGCAAAGTAGAAGTCAAATTCATTCATGCGGACATCGCTCCCCTTTGTTGCGGGGGCCATAGGGCCGCAATTCAACCAAAGGAAATTCAATATGGCAGGTAAGACTTTCGCTGAACAGGTTGCCGATCTCAAGGCCACCCGTGACAGCAAAACCAATGAAATGAACGCCTTCGCTTAGAAGTCATTGGATGAAAATCGTTCGATGGATGAGGCCGAGGCCGAAGCTTTCGATACTCTCGAAAATGAAATCAAGCGCATTGATGGCGATATCGCTCGCCTGACGCGTCTTGAAAAGATTAATGCCGAGAAGGCCGTTGTCGTTGCCGGCGCCAAGTCGGAAGATGCGAGCAAGACCCGCGAGGGTGTGACGGTCAAGAATACGCAGAAGCTTGAGCCGGGCGTCGAATTTGCCCGCTATGCGATGTGTCTGGCCGCCGCGAAGGGTGACGTGGGCCGCGCGTTCAATATCGCGAAGAGCCAGATCCCGCAGACCGATCGCGTTGTCAACGCACTGAAGTTCCAGGCCGAGACGGGCTAGAGCTTTGAATCGCTCATCAAGTCCAACGTCAATGCCGGCACTACCTCGGATGCGACTTGGGCTTCGCCTCTGGTCAACTATCAGATTTTCACGGCTGATTTCGTGGAATATCTGCGTCCGCAAACCATTGTAGGCAAGTTCGGCCAGGGTGCGATTCCGTCGCTGCGCAATATCCCGTTCAATGTCCGAATTGCTGGTCAGACTTCAGGCGGTGCGGGTTATTGGGTTGGTCAGGGTGCGCCGAAGCCGCTCACCAAGTTTGATTACAACGCGACAAATCTGACCTGGGCCAAGGTGGCCGCGATCTCGGTCATCACGGATGAACTGATCCGCTTCAGCAATCCGTCTGCCGAGGCGCTTGTGCGCAATGGCTTGGTGGATGCGCTGCGCGAACGTCTGGATATCGACTTCATCGATCCGGGCAAGGCTGCGGTTGCGAACGTCTCTCCGGCGTCGATCACCAATGGTGTTGCTGCGATCAGCTCCAGCGGTTCGGATGAAGCGCATGTCCGCGCTGACCTTCGCGCTCTCTGGGCGCCGTTCATTGCGGCAAACATCGCCCCGACTACTGCGGTCTATATCATGTCTTCGACTACGGCCCTGGCCCTGTCGCTCATGGTCAATGCCCTTGGTCAGCGCGCGTTCCCAGACATTTCGATGAACGGTGGCACGCTGCTCGGTATTCCGGTCATTGTGTCTGAATACGCGAAGAACACGGGCGGTTCCGCTGGCGGCCTCGTCATCTTGGCGAACGCTTCGGATATCTGGCTGGCCGATGACGGCGGCTTCACTCTGGATGCGAGCCGTGAGGCTTCGCTGCAGATGGATGATGCGCCGAGCGTCAATAGCGCCACCGGCACCGAATCGCAGCTCGTCTCGATGTTCCAGACGAACAGCGTGGCTCTGCGTGCGGAGCGTTTCATCAACTGGCAGAAGCGTCGCAGCGCTGCCGTGT